ATCAAATGGCTTCGCGATATTCAAGCCGGCAAAGTCTCCCCCGACTTACCTCTCTATGAGAGTGAGGACGGAGACGACGCACGCAACCCGGTGCGCTACGGCTCTATGAAACCAAACAGATACGACTATTAAACACCCGTTAAATACCGTTTAACCCATGTTTAAGCTGTGTGCTAAAATTGAAATATCAGGTGAGCGCTCCTGGGACATTGGTTTTGTCTCAGCGGTGGAGATTGTACGCGACACCGAAAAACTCACTGCCGAAGCCAAGATAACACTGCCCAAGAAAATTAAGTGGGACGGCTCGGCTGAAATTCCCGTGCATCGCGGTGACTCCGTGCGCATTCATCTTGGCTATAACGGCAGTTTGCAGCTGGCGTTCGCGGGTTATGTCCGTGACATCGGCTTCAAGACCCCGGTAGTCATTACCTGCGAGGATGAAATGTTCATGCTCAAACAAATGCCGGCAAGGAAAAAAGCCTACCGCTCCGTCACCATCGAAACGCTGCTAAAGGACCAGGGCATAACTTACAGGCTCAACGTAATGGGTGAACAGTCGCTCGGTGCTTACCGTGTCACCGCCGACACCGTGGCTGCGTTGCTCGGTAAACTGTCAGAACAGGGCATCCGCTCTTTTTTTCGCTATGAGGACGGTGAGCCGGTGCTTTATTGCGGTGTCCTGTTTGAACGCGACGCCACACCCTCCCAGACATTCAGGACCGGGCTTAACATCATTTCAGACGAAAGCCTCAGGCAGCAGAAGGCGGAGAATATGCGCCTGCGCGTCAAGGCTGTCAGCCTCATGCCGGATAATAAAAAAATTAAAGTCGAAGTCGGTGACGCTGACGGTGAGCACCGGACGCTACACACCTACAACAAGGCTGAACGTGAGCTGAAAGCGTGGGCGGAGCAGGAGGTTAAACGCCTTAAACGTGACGGACTGACCGGTTCGTTCACCACGTTCGGGGCTTCTCTGGTTGACTTGCTGGACGCTATCGGCATAATCATTGACGGCACAAAAATGGGCGTGTATCAGGTGAAAAAGAATGTAATAAGATACGGCGATTCGGGCTTCCGTCAGGAAATAACGCTCGGACTTCGCGTGCAATAAAATAGGGTTATGTCAAATTTACGGAACATTATCAGGCAGCTTGCACAGCCGGACGGGGAGACCGTCGCTCTTGTCTGCACGGTTGACGCGGTGGATAAATCGGCGCGCACGGTTGACTGTTCGCCAATCAATGAGAGCGCGCCACTGCTGGGGGTCAATCTTCAAGCCAATCAGGAGGCAGAATGTGGGGTGTGTCTGTTCCCCGAAATCGGCTCTTTTGTTGTTGTCGGCTTTGTCGCTGACGGAGCCGCCGGGGTGGTACTTCTCACTGAGAAAATAGAGTCCGCCGAAATTGTGATCGGTGACACCTCGGCTGTCATCAGCGCGGACGGTGTGCGCTTCGACGTGGGCGGCATTTCCGCTCACCTGGATAAGAACGCCGTAACTTTCAACGGCGGAGACCTCGGAGGACTGGTCAAGGCTGAAGCGCTTACCGACAAATTAAATGAGCTAACGCAGACCGTTAACGCTCTTATTACTTCTTATAATGCCCACACCCATATAACGACGGCGACCGTTGGAGCCACAACTGCCCCCGGGGTTATATCCCCGACAACTGAGCAGGCGCAACAGGCGCAGCCATTCAGCCGCTCTGACTACGAGAATGAAAAAGTGAAACATTAACCAAACTACCGTAATGGCTAATATAATATCAAATATCCGCGACTATTTCAGCCGCCCCACACGCTCGGAACTGGTAGAACTCGCGCGCCGCGTTAGTTCCAAACAGGGCGTAAAGCTCACAGCACAGCTCCAGCAGCAGACTGACAGCCTGACTAAAAAGGACATTGCAGACTGGCGCGCCGCCCATCAGATGGCGATCGACTACGAAAGCCCGGACCGCTGCCGGCTTTATGACATTTATGCCGACTGTGTCCTCGACGCCCATCTGTCCGGCTGTATCGCTCAGCGCAAGGGTAAGGTCCTGCAAAAGGATTTCCGGCTCGTTGACGCTTCGGGGAAAGAGGACGCGGCGGCAACCGGACTCTTACAGGCAGGATGGTTCCTTGATTTCCTTGAGCTGTGCCTGGACTCTATATACTGGGGACCTACCCTCATACAGCTGGGCGATATAATCAGGGACGGAGGTCCGGTACGTTTTGACGGCGTGGAACTCGTGCCGCGTAAACATGTCGTGCCTGAATACGGGGTCCTGGTCCGTAATCCGGGCGACGACTGGCGGCAGGGCACGCCCTACCGCCAGGGGGATATTGCAAACTGGTGCGTGGAAGTGGGCAAACCGCGTGACCTCGGGCTGCTCCTCAAGTGCGCGCCCTCCTGCATCAGCAAAAAGAATATGCTCGCTTATTGGGACGTGTTCGGTGAAATTTTCGGCATGCCCATGCGTATTGCCCGCGTCAACGGTCTTGACGATGCGGAACGTGCCAGGACCGAGGCTGCCCTCCGCGACATGGGGGCGGCGCAATATATCGTGACCTCCGACGGCACCGAAATTGAAATTAAGGAAAGCAGCAGGGGCGATGCTTACAACGTGTATGACAAGCGGGTGGACCGCTGCAACTCCGAGTTGTCAAAGGTGGTGCTGAACCAGACAATGACCATTGACTCGGGTTCCTCGCTATCCCAGTCAGAAGTGCACCTCGAAATATTCGAGCGCACAACCGAAAGCGATGCAATCATGTGCGCCAACGTTATAAACGTGCGCCTGCTGCCCCTGATGGGGTTGCACGGCTTCCCGGTCGAAGGCTGCCGCTTCCAGTGGAATAACGCCACAAGCTATTCTCCGGCCGAACAGCGCGAGATCGAGCGCCTGATTCTGGAGTATTACAACATCCCGCCGGAATATTTCACGGAAAAATACGGCGTGACCATTGACTCCCCACGCGAAGCCAAAACACAGCCCGACCGTTTTTTCGACTGAGCCCCGCCCTGCGATTAAGTGACACGGTGGGGCTGCGCCGCTCATATCTCGCGTTTAACGCTGCTTTGGGTTCATTATATGAGGATGACCTGATACAACTTGGCTCACGGCCTCCGTGCGAATTTGACGACACTGCATTTTTTGACGCTGCCGACATGGTTTATAATGCCGGAGGCTTTGACGCGTCGCAACTCAGTACCCCCGAAGCCCGCCGCCTGATAGCCGAAACAGTCAAACAGCTCAACACCGCCATCAGTGCCGGCGTTCCTCATGAAGTTCCGGAGGTGGTGCGCCACGCCCTCGAAAACAACGCTTTCATTTTCTCCGGTTTCAAGGCTTTCCACACGCTCCGTGAGGTTGGTCTGTCACTGACTACCGACAAAGGCGACATTAAACCGTTTGACACTTTCCGCCACGACGTGGAGCAGGTTAATAACCGCTATAATCATAACTATCTGTATGCGGAATATAACCACGCGATCGGAGCGTCTCTAATGGCTGCACGTTGGCAACAGATTGAAGCCGACGGTGATCGTTATGACCTCCAGTACCGCACGGCTCAGGATGATCGTGTGCGCGAAGATCATGCAATTTTGCACGGCACCACGCTGCCCCCATCCGACCCGTTCTGGTCGCTCTATCTGCCGCCGAACGGTTGGAACTGCCGTTGCACTGCCGTGCAGGTCCGCAAGGGTAAATATCCCCAGAGCGACCCGGCGCTTTCAATGCTTCGCGGTAATAATTGCACTGAAAATGCCAAACAGCAGATTTTCCGATTCAACCCCGGCAAGGATCTGCAACTGTTTCCGCCCAAACATCCGTATTATAAAGCGCCGAAAGCAGCTAAACAAGTAATTGAGCAACTGAGTGAGGAACAGAAGCGAGAAAAGCGGATTGCTGACATTATCGCAGAGCTGCCGGACACTTTGACAGCAGACCAAAAGAAGGCAATAGCCGAGAATTGTCTGGAGATAGAGCAGGGGTTCGGTATCACAAAGGGTAAAGTCATGACATACGACCAGGCTAACAAAGGCAAGGAAAACCCCGAATTTTCAAAGGGTGGCGGCTACCGTGTAAACTGTCAGACCTGCACCGTAACTCATTGGCTCCGTCGTCTCGGTTTTAACATTCAAGCCAAACCAAACATAAAGGGCAGTGCTTTTGACGAAATGAAAGCACAGGGCATTACTTGGCAGCAGCGTTTTGTAAATATTGACGGTTCTAATGTTGATTACGATTTTACCTATCAGTGGCAACGGCGCAAAGGCTATAAGACTATGACCGCAAAACGATTGCAGGAATATTTCACCGAAAAACTAAATCATGACGGCGTATATGAAATATATTGTGGTTGGAAAGGTGGAAGCGCTCATGTATTCTGTGCCGAAGTTACAGGAGGCAAAGTTCGGTATTTTGACCCCCAAAGCGGCAAAGACGACGTTAGCAGCTACATTGCCAGCATGAACCCCGGAATGGTAGGCGTTATCAGAATTGACGACAAAAAAATAAACCCGAAAATTAAAAACTTATTCCTTGAGGTCAAATGAGCCCAGCAATGCCAGTGCGTCATCCCCCGTTATCAGGCTATAATTTTCCCCCTTGGCAATAACAAGCCGGGGCAAGCCTGTGGGTAGAGCAAAGCCGTTATCATCTAAAAGACTGAGTGAGTAAACATCACCTGCGGTGTTTTCTCCTATCTTTTCAGCATGATTTGTATCTTCACCCATATTCTGGGCGTAGGCTAATATTTTTGCTATTTTGTCCATTGGTCGCAAATTTACTAATTTATTCTGATATAATAACACTTAAACGCCAATTAAAACTTAACGACGGACAGTTCCTTAGGTTCAAAAAAATAATCTGCGTCCAAAAGGGGCAGATTGCGCACATGGTGGATTTATAAAAAAGAGCGGGACGCCAACAAACCGACAAAAAGCCGGAACGGTTGCACCTCCCGCACCGCAAAGTTTGTAACAATTTCCCAAAACTCAAAGTTTTATGAAAAAAGTATTTGAAATAACACTGCGCACAGTGATACAAAAGCCGACCCGAAACACATTCCTGCTATTATGGCGCAGCCTGCGAGGGTCATGTGCGGCGATTCCCATTCCGTCCCCGGGAATTTGCCCTCGCCCCTTGCATACGCTTCTATTTGCCGCGCAATCTTCCATCGTTGCCGAAATTTATACACGTATATTATTAGACCGCTTAGACTCGCCAGGCTCGACAATAACAACGAACCCACTACCCACAAAAGCAGGTCACGGCTTTGTGTCCGCTCTGCTACAAAAATCAGCAAAGGGAGCAACAGTGTCAGCAAAGATACTGACACGGTTAGAATATAACGAAGTGCGTCTGTCGATATACGCAGAGAATCTTGAAACGCTTCCACATAAAGTCCTTTAACGGCTTTTCTCATCTCTCTATCCATTTTGTTTCTTGGTTAAACGCCTGCAAATTTACAAATTTCAAATGACATTAGACCCCAACAAACTGAAAGCCGACATTCTCAGTGATATGCGCGTGGAACTCTCCGACGAGTTCGACCGCAACTTTGAGCGCAAGGGCTTTTTCTCCGATAAGTGGAAGCCCCGCGCACATGACTATTCCCGTGGTTCCCTGCTCTTGGTCTCCAGTGCTATGCGCCGGTCAGCTCAGGGGAAGGTGTCCGGCAACGGCGTGCGGTATTCGTCCTCCCTGCCTTACACCACGCTCCACAATGAGGGAGGCAAAATAACGGTCACGGCAAAAATTAAACGCTTCTTCTGGGCGAAGTTCAAAGGAACCGGAGACGATGCCTGGCGCCGTATGGCATTAATGAAAGTCGGCAAGGTCATAACCATGCCGGAACGCCGCTTCATCGGTGACGGCCCCGAAACGCAGCGAATAATACGGGAAGCCATAGACCGGAACTTAAAGCAATTCAATATTCAACTGACAGACTTCTTAAGACAATGAGAAAACAGATTTTTACAGCTATAGCCGAAAAACTCCTTTCCGTCCCCGGCATTACTTACGTGGATCTCTGGAATGATAACGGCTCGCATTTTGCAGGCGGTGCCGTCTATCCGCTCCCGGCGGTGTTCGTGGAATTTGAGACTATCGAATGGCATCAGCAGAACAACCACGCCCGGCGTGCCGACATCAATGTCCGGCTGCATGTCCTCAACCGTGCCTCTGCCGGAATACACGGTTCTCAGGATCCGGCAATGGAGGAAGCTCTCGCACGTTTCGACTTGCTTGACTCGGTCAACACCGCCATGCAGGGGCTGCGCGGTGACAATTTCGCCGGCTTCATGCACACCGTCTCGGCAACAAATCACGCTCACGACGAGATATTGGAAGACATTGAGTGCTTCCGTACCTCGGCGCAGGACACGACGGCAATGCGCGACACGTGGCGCATTGCCGATCTCTCTGTCGCGATCGGGAAGCGCGACTGATACGACAACACCCCCAACGGCAATGTTTGCCGCCAGGGGTGTGCTTTCAGAGGTCGTTGAATAACGAAGGTTGACTGTATTGGCAACGCTCCGTCCCGGGGTCAAGCCCCAGCATGCGCATGTACGTGCAGTAACAGATACCGAACTCTGGCTCTATCCAGCGCCGCCACACGGCCTTGTAGCACCGGGACTGGTTCCCTGCCTCGTAGTGCAACGCCGTGAGCGCTTTTATCTTTTCAGCACGCGCCAACGTGCTTTTATGCCTTTTCCTGTTTGCCATTCACCGGATTTTTTATTATCTTTGCGCTGTCCTTTTACATCAGGCTCAGCGCTGGCGTCAGCTACTCGGTGGCACGTCGGCGCGGTCTTTTTTATACGGCGGCTTCAGTCGCTTCCCGGACGTGCGCCTCGCACTCCGTTATCCCGAGCGGGATATTTACCCACGCCCCGGTCGCGGGATCCTTGCGCTGGGCGCGTATATAACGGCGCGTTATGCTCGGCTGGTAACTTTCCTCGATTATGCGCACGCCCTCCAGGAACCGGTCGTCCCCGCTGTCCTCTGCCATCTTCCGCAACTGCAGAACGCGGCTCGCCTTGAGGTTCCCCTGTCCGTCGCGGCTCAGAAGCCGGAGGACCGCAGCCACAAGGGCATGTGTCTTGTCATCGGTGGCAAGGCTCTCGATATAGCCGCGCACCATGGCGATGCCGTCCTCCACCGTGTCCCGGTACCCGTCCACGGTATTGACCCCCAGCGTAAGGCGCAGGCTGCTGTCGCTGTTGGTGAACGTGTGGCTGTATTGCCCGCCGTCCCTGGTGCCGAACAGTTCGGCTTTCATGTCGATGATGGCGGCGAAGTTGCCGAAGACAGTGTCCTTAACGGTCTTGATCTCCCCGCTAAGGTTCAGCAGCTCAGGGATAGCCTGCATAAGTTCCTCATCCACCATCTGCGCATATGCCTCGCGCTGCTGCCTGCGGCGTTCGGCTTCCGCCTTTTTCGCTTTTTCAGCCTTGAACGCTTCCCATTCGGCACGTTCCGCGGCTGTCATTTTTACTTGTTCACTCATTTTTAAATGGTTTTTAAACGGTTATTACATTATATTTAAGTGTCTCGGCATGTCCTTTTACACCTGCCCAGCGTTATTCGTCGTAATTTTCGGCGTCCGGCGACTCGAAATTGAGGCTCCCGGCTTCCTCGCTCGCCCACCATGCCAGGGCGTCCAGCAGTTCGGCTCTGACATTCTCGGCAAGCTCTGCCGTCTGTTCCTGCACATAGACTTTAATTCTTTCCAGTTCCTTACTCATGTCCTTGTTATGAATATGTTTCCGGTTGGTATGAATTGCCGTAAATGGCTTTCATTTCCAACCTTTTCATCTACAAAAATTAAATCGTGAGTTTCTTTGTCAAATTGGACTAATAGGAACCAATAGTCATGAACCTGGCAGCTCTTTACTAACTGCCAATGGTTTTCAAGATCTATGCTGTCTGATATTTCCCATTTTAGGCCAACCCTTACACGGTAGCCGTCATATCTTGGATATGCGACCCCGTTTAGGAATTTGAAAATTTTCTTTTTCATCAGATCGTTAATTTAGTGTGGGGTCTATCTCGCCCCCGGCGGCATAGTGCTGCATGAGCAGCGCATCGGTCAGCGCATCAACCGCCCGGGCATCCTTGACCTTGTTGTTAAATGTCGCTATGAGGTTGCGCAGTCGCTCCCTCGGTATCTTGTTGAAGTCGCTGTAACCGCTGGCGCGCATCGCAATGCCTTTTATTATCGAAATATTGCTCTGCTGTTTGGTTTCCCGAAGCCAGCCGCCAATCGCCGCGATCACTTGTTTGCGCAGCTTGTCAAGCCGCGCCGTGCCCTGCTTTTCGTCTACCTGCTCGCTCAGCTTCGCGCAAATATCGATTAACTGGTGTTGCGTCAGGTCACGGCTGCTCTCAACGCCCCAGCTTGACAGGATCGCGCGCTTGGCTTCATCATCAAGCCCCAGCACCGTGCAAAGGGTATGATATTTTTTCAGCAGGTCGCGGTGTATCTGGTCCATTGTCTTATTTTCTTTTGCCATAGTCGTTTGTTTTTAGATTTGTCCGGCCCAGTAGTCATTTGCGCCCTGTTGCCAAATTATGAAGTCTGCGCCGCCCTCGCCTTTGGTCGGGTCCTCGTAGCGCGTTGTCACGAACGCTTTAAAGCCTTCAACCTTGATTTTTATGTCAGCGTCAAATCTTATGCGCACCGCCAGTTTATCAGTAAGGTTGCCGGATTTGTCCACCTGGCTGATAAAAATAAATAGCTTGTCGGGGTAGTCCTTTTTTAATGCCTTGAAAAGCCGCCATGTGAATGGGTCCAGATATTGGAGGCTGTCTATCACTACAATTTCGGGACTTTTCCGCTTTGACAACCGGGCGCGTAGTTCCGGCAGTTCCTCTTTGTTCAGCAGTATTATGTTGCTGCCTGCTTCCGCCATGTCCACTCGCTCCCATGCTCTTTGAAGCGACAGGCTCAACCCCTGCTCGAGGGAGTCGTAAGCCACACGCCCGAACCCGGCAAGATACTTGCAGAGCTGGAGCGTGAAAGTGGTTTTACCGCTGCCGCTGTCGCCCCATATAAGCCACACCCATCGGAGCTCCGGACGGCCGAAGCTCGCCAGGAACGGGCCGTCGAAGTCTGCGGTCTCGAATTGCGCCGCCAGCACGTTTTTATTACTTATCGCTCTGCTCATAATTATTACATTCTGCTGACTTGGGGGCCGTAGCCCTTGGCCTCGATCATCGCGTTAAATGCTCTGCGCTTTGCCTCCACATCGGCCCGGGTGCTTCCGGTAATAATCACGTTCAGCACCCGCGCCCCGTGCCATTTCCCGGCCTTGACAGTCAGGTCGCATGTCCAGCCCTCGTCGAGCCAGTCTTTGAGGGTCTGAGGTGTCCACCCGTTTATTAGTTGTATTGTTGCGCTGTAATTCATTTTTTCGCTCTTTGGGGGTTCACATAAGCCCAGCCGACAAGTCGCCCGAATGGTAGACCGATTCCCAATACACCGGGTATTGTGGAGCGGTTTGTTTTTAGGCAAAAATCGCCGTCCTCGTCCACTACGCCGTCTGTCTGACCCTTATACACCTGTCCATTGTCAAACACGAAATAAGCAGTACGGCGCCCGTCTATGGCCCACAGCATTGCGGGTTCTCTGAGTGTCCGGGTTTTGCCGTCGGTGAATGTTACTGTTATCTTGCCGCTCATCGCGCACCCCCTTTCAGCATGGCCCACACGCTACGCTTTACGCGCCGCAGGTCGCCATCCGCCTCGTCCACTATGCCGTTAATGGCTTTGGCATCGCTCACTCCGTTGGCTACGCACACAGCCGCCACGTCCTCGCTGTTCAGCAGAGGCAGTTCTACAAACTTGCGCCCAATGCGGCTGAAAATCTCGGCATAGCCTTTGCGGTTCAGCCGCAGCCCTTTTTCTATCCGGGCGCGCAGATACTTGGTCGCGGTCATTATTATGCCGCAGTGGTCCTCGAGCTGATTGTAGAGCGATATGAAAAAATAAAGCACCTGATCGCTCAGCTTGTCTGCCTCGTCAAGCACAATAAGCGGCTGCTCTTTGCGCTTCAACGTGTCTACAATGGTTTCCATCATGTCGGCCACGGTGTTGCCGCTGTAGGTCACGCCCATGCTCTGCAATACTTTCGCCATGAATGTGCGGCGGTTCCAGTATTCGGAGCAAACAAGGTGATACACGTTGCGCCCTCCGGCGGTGTAGTTCTTTATTGCCTCGGTCTTGCCGCTCCCGGCTTCCCCGATTACGGCCATTACCAGACTGTCGCGCTGCGCGTTCTCCAGCGCAAAAGTCATAGCCTTGTAGGCGCGGGTCGGCACCAACTGCCAACCCTCGGCCTTGTGACCGGTCTGCGCCGCGATGCTGCGCCACATGTCCTCGCTTATGGTTTCCCACTTCCCGGCAAGCACTTTGCTGATTGTTGCGCTGCTAACGCCGTTCATCGACGCGGCGGCTTTGTTGCCGCTCCCTTTTTGCTCCACATACGCGCGGAGCTGATCGCTTATCTGTTGTTTCTGTTCCTGTGTCATGTCCTTTTACGTCTTAAAAAATTGAATAATCTGTTACTTTGTAGGCCTCCACGTCATCGCCCTGCCGCGTTACGGGTATTTCAACGGTTTCCACCTCTAATGCTTCAATGTCGGCGGCGGCAAGTCTGTTGCGGCTGCGGTTGTCTTTGTGCTGCCCCCGGCTGTCGGTCAGCATGAGCCGGTCTTCCATACACGAGCCCAGCGCCGGGGTCTGATATATCGGAAGTTCCTCCGCCCGCTCTATCACTCGACGCGCCCCCGCGAAGTGATCACCCATGCGCCGCGCGGTTTCTGCCTCCAGCGCCTTGTTGTAGTCGCGCACTCTCTGGAGCTGTTCGGCGTCGCCGGGCTTGCGGTCGGCAAGAGCCATGGGCTGCACATACTTTTCCTCAAGCATGTAGCGGTGGGTGCCGTCCTCGCTCACAGCCAGGACTTCGTGCAGGTAGTCCGGGTCGTATTTCACC